AAACTCCAACACCAGGATTTGCAAACCAGCGCGCAACAAATCGCCCGTGAGCGAGGTCTTGATACCGACGCCGCACGCAAAGTTTACTTGCCTGTGATTCGTGCTTACCGAGTGGGTTCTGAACTGGTTGCATGGGCTGATGGTAAAAACCTGCGTGAGCTCGGCATTTACCGCCAGACCGGTTGCTACATCGAGCGTATTCGTCGTAATGGCATTCTGGCAAACCCGGATGGCGACGCGGTGCTGCAAAAAGGCGATGAAATCGCACTGGTGGGTTATCCCGATGCGCATTCACGTCTTGATCCAAGCTTCCGTAACGGTAAAGAAGTTTTCGACCGTGACCTGCTGGATATGCGCATCGTTACTGAAGAAATCGTGGTGAAAAACCACAATGCAGTAGGCCGCCGCCTTGGGCAATTAAAGCTGACCGATCACGGTTGCTTCCTTAACCGTGTTATCCGCAGCCAGATTGAAATGCCTATTGATGACAGTATTGTGCTCAACAAAGGGGACGTATTGCAGGTGAGTGGCGATGCCCGCCGCGTGAAAACGGTGGCCGAACGCATCGGCTTTATCTCGATTCATAGCCAGATTACCGACCTGCTCGCATTCTGTGCCTTCTTCATTATTGGCTTAATGATCGGCATGATTACCTTCCAGTTTAGCTCCTTCAGTTTTGGTGTCGGCAACGCAGCAGGCTTGCTGTTTGCGGGGATTATGCTGGGCTTCCTGCGAGCCAACCACCCTACTTTCGGCTACATCCCGCAAGGCGCGCTGAATATGGTGAAAGAGTTTGGCCTGATGGTATTTATGGCGGGTGTAGGGTTAAGTGCGGGTAGCGGCATTGGTAACGGTTTAGGAGCAGTTGGCGGGCAAATGCTGGTCGCCGGGCTTATCGTTAGTCTGGTTCCGGTTGTGATCTGCTTCCTGTTCGGCGCATATGTGTTACGAATGAACCGCGCATTGCTATTTGGCGCAATGATGGGTGCACGTACTTGCGCACCCGCCATGGAAATCATCAGCGACACCGCGCGCAGCAACATTCCAGCACTGGGCTACGCCGGAACTTACGCCATCGCTAACGTGTTGTTAACCTTGGCCGGTACGCTTATCGTCATCATATGGCCTGGTTTGTGATCCACCCGCCAGATAAAGAAAAAAGAATTTTTAAGAAAAAGCGAACTTTTCCCCCGGGGTAAAGTCTTAATTAGTGCCACTGCTTTTCTTTGATGTCCCCAATTTGTGGAGCCCATCAACCCCGCCTCTTTGGTTCAAGGTTGATGGGTTTTTTATTGCCTTAATTTTACAGCCTTTTATATCAGTAACTTACACCGACCCACCTGAGCTAATGGCGATGAAATGGCGGCAGCGGTTTCGCCATGGCGGCAACAGACATAAAAAAACCCGCCAGCAGCGGGTCAGACTCAGTAAGCAAATTGTTCCTGCATTCCTTTCGGATGAGGTGGTGCAGCGCTGATTTTTTGCGGACGGCATACTGACCGCACAAACGTCTCATGCGTCACGAAGGTATGCCCGCACTCAATGTTAGTGCACTGGTTGTAGCGTTCTTTGGTTTCGTTGGAAACCTGGAAGCTGCTGCGGGTATGTGCAGCCTGAGCGCACATAGGACAATTCATCATAATAATCAGCTCTCATTATTAACCAGTTCGCAATAATGATACATTATTGTTCGCAATTTGGAACTTATCATTCAATCCCGAACTCATCTATTTTTACCTCGAAATCAAGGCTGGTTGTGAAACCACTGTCAGCGTTGACCGTATGCGTGAGCGTGGTGATCGTCCACTCTGCTTCATCGATGGGCTGTTTAAAGCCGCTGACCTTCACGGGCATTTCCGTGTAGAGATCAGCCCGGCCTTCTGCCAGTTGCAGGGAGAAGGACGCAACACCACGCTGCAGACGCTCCCACTGCATTTTGGCGGCCCGCTCAGCATTGGCCCGGTTGGCATAGGTCCTGTTCAATACCAGCACGTTTTCATCCGTACCCACCAGATAATCCCCCTGCTTTGCCTCTGGCTCCTTCGTTGCCGTAGTTTTCTTCTGGCGCTTAACGCTTGTGGTTTCCTTCTTTGCTGGCTCTCGCGTATGCAGCCAGCTGGCAATCACGCCCGTATAGGCTCCACGATCTGCAAGGCTGAAACGGTGACTGTCCCCGGCCTTGCGAGTAATGGTGATTACTGGCAGCGACTTTCCGCTGGCAGTTCTGCCCTGTCCCTGGCGGATAAACAGCAAATGCCCGTCTTTCACAGAGGCAATGGCCCCAAACTGCCGTGCCAGCTTCATCAAAAAACTCGCGTCGCTTTCGTTGGTCTGGTCCAGGTGGTCCAGTGACTTATCGGTCAGGTCTTTGCCCAGGGCCATTGTCAGGTTGTGGCGTGCGGCAATATCTTTCACCACGTCGCCCACCGTCGTCTGATGCCAGGACTTCTCCCGGCGGGTGTTCAAGGTTTCCCGGAAGTCGGCACTACGGGCGCGGATGGTCAGTCTATCCGGTGCGCCAGCGTGTTCAATCTCATCCACCGTGAAACTACCCTTTGGAAAAAGTGGCTGACCTTTCCAGCCCAGCGCCAGGGTGATGACCGCCCCGCGCCGGGGCAACACGATTTGCCCGTCAGCGTCGTCCAGTTCCAGATCGAGCTGGTCAGCGTCGAAACCTCTATTGTCCGTCAGCGTCAGACTCATCAGGCGCTTATCCAGCACCTCCGTCACGTTCTTGCCCTCAATCACGATACTGAAAGCAGGTGTTTTACTGTTAAGGTCCAGCAGGTCAGAGCTGATATTCATTACAGTAGTCCCCCGACGGTGCTGGTGATGTTCCCGATAGCGGATGCGGCAGAGTCCTGCAGGTTGCTCAACTGGTCGCTGAGGCTGCCGAACATATCAGACAGGGACTCATCCGCCCGTTTGAGGGTCAGTGAAAACTCAATCCGGCGTGCCTCACCTCCGGCGAAAAACTCCGTTTTAGTCTGGCTCAGGCTCTCGATCACAAACATGCCGTAGATCGTGCCGCAGCCCTCAATCAGAGGCCACGACTTGCCCAGTTCCGCCATCTGCTCCAGTGCCAGCAGGGACAGCCTGCCGCCCGTGATTTCAGGCAGCAGGATGCCAGAAAGGGTGAGTGAATCATTGTCCGGCCCAAGAAATTGCGTGGACGGACGACGGCTCACCCGGCTGTTGGTGGCGTGACGCCAGCTGCGCTGATACTGCAGCTCCTGATAAGGCACGGTGCGCAGCTGAAAAACATATAAACCCAGCACCATCATCATGATTCATATCCCCCCTGGTCACTGTAGCTGCTGCGGGCTTTCGCTCTGGCGCGGCGTTCACGTTCGTCCAGTTGCCTTGCCACTTCGCGGGCAATGTCCTGCGCACTTTGCCCCGGCTGGGCGACAATATGAATAGGCGCGTTGATTTCGTAACGCACAGCGGGCGGCTGGCTGGCGGTTTTCTCCTGCGGTGCACGATAAGTTGCTGCGGGCAGGCTCATTGGATGGAGCGGCGCGGCCTCGGCAGGCACTGCAGCAGTGCCCATCATCCCAGCAACGACTGATGCCAGCGCCGCTGTGCACCTGCGGCTGGTAACATTCGCGGGACCGTTAACAATCTCCGGGCCATTTTCCCCGACAATGCCAAACTCACCGCGCGGAATAGCGCCACCACTGTCATACATTCCGGCAAACGGAACCGCAGCAGCGGCTGCGCCCCCGACTACCTGTACCTGCGTTTTGCCTGGTACCTGATTATTTCCGGTCATCCAGTCCGGCAGATAATCGGTCACAGAGGACAGTTTGCTTTTGAGCGTTTCCCACTTCGAATTAATACCGTTCAGAATGCTGTCAATGATAGCGCTGCCCATATCCTGGAATTTAGCCGGGAGCGCGGCAACGTCTGCCAGAATAGCAGCCCATTTATCGCTGATGGTCTGCCGGACAGTGGCCCATGCCTCGGACACTCCAGTCTTAATGGCGTCCCAATTTTTCGCAATCAGGCCCGGCAGGGTGTAGTTGAAGAACAAGGATTTGATACCTTCCCAGGCATTGCTGGCAGCCTGTTTAATCCATTCCCACGCCGCCGTGGTGGCAGCGCAAACCGCATCCCACATAGTTTTGAACTTCGGCCCCAGGGTGTCCCAGTTCTGCCAGATAAGAATAGCGCCCATGGCAATCAGGCCGATCACTGCCAGGATAGGGTTTGCAAACATCAGGCGGCCCAGCCACATGATCCCTTTGCCGACACCACCAATGGCTTTAGCGATCAGTCCAAAGGCGCTGCCACCCTTGATGCCCAAGATTGAAAACTGTAAACGCATCAGCGCCAACGGCCCCAGCACGGCAGAAACTGCCAGCATCACCGTGCCCAGCACAACCGCAATCGACGCCAGCGCAGCCATGACTTTCAGCAGGCCACCTGCCAACTTCGGGTTTTCCTCCACCCAGCGGCGGAATGAGCCAGTGACCTGCTTGACCGTTCCCATAATGGCCATCAGTGGGGCGCGCAGCGTTTCACCCAGACTGCTAAAGGTGTTTTCTGCCCCGGTCTTGACCAGCAACCACTGCGCAGAAAGGGAGTCTTTATTGATGTCAGATTCTTTCTGCATCGAGCCATTGGCAGAACTGCCAGCAGTAAGCTGCAGCTGTCTTTGCAGCTCTGGTAAATTGTTTGCCAGTTTCGCCGCATCATCGCCAAACTCCTTGCCAAAAATCAGCGTCATAGCGCCCAGGCGCTTGTCCTTCGGCAGGTTGTTGACCTTCTCCAGCACGCGCTGAATGGTGCCCATCGCATCCTGGGTCATCTCTTTTTCAATCTGCGCCGGGTTCAGCTTCAGCAGGTCCATTCCTGCAAAAAAACTTTTGCTCTGCATGGTGGCAATGGACAGTTCGCGCACCATAGCATTTGCCGCACTGGCGGCAACTTCCGGCGCAGTACCGAGGGAAAGGAACGTGGAGCCGAGCGCCGCCGCCTTGCGGTAATCCAGACGATCTGCCACCCCGCCCATGCGCTGCAAGACGTCGATAATATCCCCGCCCTTTGACATGGCGTTATCGTCCAGGTAGTTCAGCGCATCGCCCAGTTGCTCAATATTACGGGTCGGCACTTTGTAGAGCTGGGCAATTTTCCCTAGGCTTTCGGAAAGCTCATCTGCAGGAAGTTCAAACGCCGTGGACGCTTTCGCCGCCGTGGCAGCAAACGCCAGAAGGTCACGCTTCTGGTCAGCCCAGGAGTCATTAGGGTTTGCCACGTTCATGCGCGCCCCGCCCTCGAACATCGCGGCAAAGTCCACCGCTCCGTTTTCCATTGGCAGCTGCTCGCTGGCGGCCTTGATGGCGTCCTGCATTTCATAGAATCGGGCGGTGCGGTTGCCGTTATCATCACGCAGGCCATTCACCTGCTTCGCCACCCCTTTCATGGCATCTTCCATGCTGGCGTAACTTTTCACAGCAGCCATTACCGGCGCACCCATACCTACCCCGGCGGCGGTAGTCGTCGCCCCGGCCCCGGCAATCCGATCACGAACCTCCAGACGGCGGGAATAGTCCGCACGGGCAGCGTGCATTTTCCGCTGCTGCTCCCCTACCCGTTTTAGCCTCGCCTCCTGCACAGAAAGCTGGCTGTTGTAGCGTTCCGTTTCACGGGTGATTCTGGCGGTGGCGCTCGCCCCGTCCTTTGCAGAAATGCCCGTCCGGTAAAGCTCAGCACGAACCAGCGCACTCTGGCGTTGCAGCTTTTGCTGTCGTTCTTCCAGACGTTGAACTGCCAGCCGCTGACGCTCAAGCGCCACAATCTGCCGCTGCGACGGCGGCCCCATCGCGCCCAGCTCATTTTTCAGCAAAGAAGAACGCTGGCGGGCATAGTTCAGCCTGTTACCCAGCTTCTGACTTTCACCCTGGAGCTTACGAAAACTGTCAAGGCCGTTTCCGGACTTTTCCAGCTGATTGAGAGCATCACGGGACTTTTTGACAGCGGCAGCCAGCTCTTTCGTGCTGGCCTGCGCGCTTTTGAATGGGCGGGTGAGTTTATCAACCGCATTAAGAACCACCTGCAGACGCAGGTTATTATCACTCATCGCTGGCCCCGCTTCTCAGGATTGCTTTATGCCGCCACTCCAGCACCTCAGTCAGCGGCATAACGTCAGTGACGGACGGCGGCCAGTGAAAAATGGTGGCAATGTCTGCCACCAGGCCATCAACCGTCAGGCTGTCGGCAAATCGGCAAGCACCGATTTCTTCAACAAAAAAGTGACCACCTCTACGGACATTGCGGTGAGATCAGCCGGGTCCAGCTCTGCCATTTCCTGCGGGGTAAGCGTCGGGCTGGAAATGCGCGGAATAATCGTCATCATCGCGCTCACGTCCATATCCATAATGGCCTGCAGGCGGGTGCCACGCAGCGCGCCGGATTGTGGTTTACGCAGTACCACCTCGTTGATTTCACTTTTACCCCGCAGGATTGGCGTATCCAGTACCACGGTTTTTTCGTTTGCTTTGTCGCTCATGTTCTTGTCCTTAGGTCGGGAAACAGGGCGCGGAAGCCCGCGCCGTTATGGATTATCAGAGGCCAATGGCGCGGCGGTGCGCTTCCATCAGGTCTACGCCGTCCACGATTTCAACCATGTTGATCGTATCGACCTCATAGAGCACTTCGCCGTTAATGGTCAGCTTGGCGTAGCTGTTGGTGCTGCTGACCTTGGTACTGTTGCTCTCCCCGGTTTTCAGCTCGCCTGCGTCAATTTCTTTATGACGCCCGCGCACTACCAGCTCCACCGCCTGCACTTCCCCGGTATCATCACGCTGAATAGAACCCGTGAAACGCAACTGGATGCCGTCGGCAGTGGTTTTTGCCAGCTGCTTGTAGAGCAGCGATTCCATCCCGCCGATGGAAAATTCCGTGTCCAGCGCGCCGTCATCCAGCCCCATGTCCACATCCACCGCGCCAGCCATGCCGCCGCCGCGATACTTCTCAAACTTGCGGGTAAATTTCGGCAGGGTCAGGGACTCTACTATCCCCTGCCAGTTGTTCCCGTCGTTGAACAGGTTCAGGTGTTTCAACTTACGTGGTAAAGCCATGGTGCCCCCTTATGCGCTGACCTGGCTGGCAAAGTTCATCAGGTACTGGTCAGTGATGCGCTGGCGTAGCAGCAGATTTTCCAGTGGTGGCACTGGCGTGTAGTCGTAATCGATCAGCAGCTTCCCGGCCTTGAGCGTGTCCTTGTCGTTCACGGCCTCATCCAGCCAGCAGTCACCGCCGATAAGGTAGCCCTGGCTCACCAGGCTGCGCATTTTGGCGCGGATACCTTCGATAATGTCGCGGGCCAGCGACGGATTAAGCGGCTTGTCCACCGCCCACATGTGCGCCTCTGCCATGGTGTCAGCCAGCACCTGCGCCGTGCGGGTGTAGTTTTCAAACTGGAACAGGGGATCATCACTGAGGCTACGGGAACCCCAGAAGCGGAAGCCATCTTTGCGGATCAGCGTAGTGACGTCGTTCTGGTTCAGCAGTCCCGCATCCGTTGCCGGGTCCTGCAGATCCCAGAACACATCCGCAGACAGTCCGGTGACACCGTTTACGCCGACGTTGGACAGGGTTTTGTGCCACCCGGTCTGCTCGTCGATTTTGGCGCGCAGACCAAGGGCGCGGGTCGTGGCAAATGCAGTGGCATCGGCCTGCAGCACAGTGTCAAAATTGATGAAGTCAGGCCAGATCAGCATTCCCTCACGCTGGCTGATGTTCTCACGGTAGGTGATCGCTTCTTCTACGGTTTTGCAGCCGTAGGCGGACAGGTACGCGAACCCACGCAGACTCTGCGCCACACCCAGCAGTTCAGTCGCCACCGCCTGGTTGTCATGGCCCGGTACACCGAGAATGCGCGGCTTAACGCCCAGCTGCGACTGCGCAGACAATAGCGCTTTGATGCCCGTTTTTTTGCCGTCAGAGGTCACGCCGCCGATGATGTTGGTGGTGGTTTCCGCTTCGGTTTCGCCCTGCTCCACGCGGACAACCACGGTGACAGGTTTGGCCTGGTCGGCAATTGCATCAAGCGATCGGGCCAGCGTGCCGGACTCGCCCGCTTTGCCGCTGGCAGTCAGCACATCCGTCAATAAGACAGGTTTATTGAGGGGAAAGACTGACGGATCGGCGTCATCCCCGGTGCAGACCATTCCCACAATGGCAGTGCTCACCGTGGTAATGGTGCGGGTGCCTTCGTTGATTTCCTCAACACGCACCCCGTGGTGGTAATCCTGAGCCATAGAAATATCTCCTGTTTAATTACTGGAGTACATTGGCCTTAAAGTTGGTTCATATCACCTGATGGATATTGTATCGTTGACTGTACAAATTGAGCCTAATACCTCTAGCAAAAATACATCTCAAGGATTTTAATATGCTATCCCCTTCTATATTCTATCCATTCCCGTCAATTACTGACTTATTCCCTGATGGAATCGAAAAAAATATTGTTACTAAACTAACATCGCCGTGGAAACGGGCGCTTGTTACATTTCTTGTTCCAAAATCTAATAGCACTAAAGAGCTATTAACTGTTGGTAGTGGTTTCCTCAAACTTATTGAGGGGCACCCCTTCATTTTTACGGCTGGTCATGTCGTACGTGAAGTCATGGAACTAGACCAACGATATTTTATGGTTGATGGTGAGCTTTATCCGTTCGAAAAGACAGATATACACCTGAACGACATACAAGATTACGCAGCTATAGAACTTCCTAAAAAAATGCTAGATTCAGAAAAAGGTTACATTTTTTTCAGCAACCGCTCTCGCTCAGAACTCCGCCCCACAAGTTCGATGATCATTGCTGGATTCCCCGCCACGAAAAACAAATTTCATAAAGACAAAGAGAATAAAGGCCTAAATCAATTAAACTTTGTATTTCATCACTTTGAATATAACTCACTCAATGAGGAGTTACACTTTCCATTTGATTCCAGACCAGGAAAAGGAACACCAATAACAACCGAGCCAGAAAGTTCTTTCGAGACATTACCTTCCCTGGCAGGGATGAGTGGTGCACCTGTTTTACAGGTCATGGACAACACTGATACAGGTGCTTTAACCTTGCGTGCTATCGGAATATTTAAAGAACACAGAACAAAAAGTGAAAAATGCCTTGTTGCATCCACTTTCATACAGTTCGCCGATGAAATAAATAAAATCTTAAAAATTGAAAGTCCTTATACTACAAATAGTAATTAATACTTATCCCCGCATCGCGGGGAGTCATTTATTTTTCAGGTGGTTCAGGCCAAATAATATTGGGAGCGGTGCTGGTATCTACGCGCGTCAGTAGTACGCGATATTTACGCCACTCGTTAAATCGGGCTTTTTCGTCGTCCGTCGCCATATCCAGATCAACAGCATCCTGCAGGGGTTCGATTTGTTCGCTGGCGCTTTTCATCAGCGCTGCTTTAGTGGCGTTTGCCGCTGCCACCTCTGCGGCCTTTTGTGCGGCTTCATCCGTCACCCATCGCTCACCGTTCCACTTATCGTAAGGAGTGGTGGGTTCGTAGAGCGTGGTGTTTGCAGGGTAATCACCCGGTACTGTAATTTGCTGAGGTTCTCCCGTTTCGGTATTCCAGACGGTTTCGCCACGATGATCAGCCAGATATTCCCATCCGGTCAGTTGACTGTTCCGACAGACAACATCACCTTTTTTTGCTGTCAGTGGTTCATCTGTGCAGGCATTCGCTGGAATACCGACGCCTACCGGGAGATACTCGGTTGACTGAGACAAGAACTCCCGCGTTAAGCCGCCATAGTTAAAGACAACAACATCCCCCGCTACGACGGCAAACCCATTATCTAATACTGCATTTTGCATTATGCGGCCCTCACGATGTAATTAAATGCGATGTTGCGGGGGCGGTTTTCTGATGCGGTCGGGACAACTAAGGAGGCATCAAAACCAAAGTTTGCGACCCCGTTACCTTGGCCTTCTGGTGCCATGGTTAACCCTAATGTTTGTGAAATTTGCTCAACAAGATTGATAGCTCCGCCGCAATAAATACTGGGGAAAAGCTGACAATTACCGAACCTGCCAGTGATATTGCGAATAGCATCCCCCTGTGCCGATAGCAAACTACGCCCAGAATCCACACCACGACCATCATCCCAGCCACGGATAAATTCGCCGCGCAAATCAGGAAGTTTTAACCCCGGATACGCCAGTGCCAGCTTTGGATATTGCGCCGCAGTAAACACCGCACCATTGCATTTCAGCCAACCTGTCGGAGCTGAGGCCAAAGGCCATGGAACAGGTACGCCAACTGGCAAAGCAGAACCAGCCCCCAGGCCGAGGTTGTTAAGAAACGCGGTAACGTCTGCAATGTCAGAGCCGTTGGCATATTTATCCATTTTCCCGGCGAGCGCATTGGTCATGGTGGTGGCGAAGTTCGGATCGTTGCCCAGCGCCGTCGCCAGTTCGTTCAGCGTGTCCAGCGCGCCAGGGGATGAATTAACGAGGGCCGCAATGGCAGCCTGTACAAACGCAGTATTAGCAAGCTGAGTCGTGTTATTACCTACCGCTGCCGTCGGCGCTTTTGGCGTTCCGGTAAGCGTCGGGTTGGCCTTTGGGGCGTACTGCGCGTGAGGGTCAACGGCAGCGATATGCTTTGCCATCTGGTCATCCACATACACCCGAAGCTCCAGCACCTTATCATCCACATACTTGCGGGTTGCCAGCACCACCGCCGGGTCAATTTTCAGGGTGATGTTATCGGTGCTACTGGTGATCAGCACCATGCGCACGGTCTGCGTGCGCCCGCTGCCCTCAGCCAGCTGCGGCTTGTAACTCTCTGGGCAGTTGCCGACGGCGATCAGCGCGCCTGTCTCATCGAATAGGCCAACCTCACGAATCCACCACCCGCCCTCTGTTTCAGGGATAACCTGTTCCGCAATAATCTGGCTGCTGTTCTGCGGGTCGATGTACAGCATATTGAGATCGGCACGGCGCTTTTCAGCAATCAGGGCTGTCTGCTGTGCGCTGGGTGTCGGCAGCACACCGCCGCCATCACCTACCGCCATTTTGGTAATTTTAAGCGGCACACCGAGCGCGGCGGCGCTTGCCAGTTTCGCTGCGCCGATCTCCGTCAGCAGGGTATAAAATTTTGCGCTCATGGGTTCACTCTCACTGTGTCAATAACATGGACCGCCCCGCCTGCATAAGCCAGGCCGCCGGAAACAATGGTTTCGTTGATATACGGATAAATGGTGATTTCTTCCCCGATGTAGGTGCCAGCACCCACCCAAAACGGGCCAGTGGTCTGCAGGTTGATGGACATGCCGATCAAGTGGCGGCTGCAGGGTTTCGCATCACTAATCAGGCGCTCCAGCTCCAGATAGGTTTCCTCTGTGATGCCCTGGTCCTGCACGCCAATATCCAGCCTGAACGTGCCGGGGGCCTCGTTGGTCTGCCACCACTCCAGAATGCGGATCAGGAAACCGAACGGCTCCACCACACGGCGCACGGCGCTGGTTGTGCCCTTGCGCTGATGGACGTAAAACGCATCCTGCGCCACCCGGCGCTTAACGCTCTCCGCCCAGCTTTCGTCCCAACGATCCACCGAAAACGCCCAGGCCAGATAAGGCAAAAAACTGACCGGGCACGTCGCCGGGTTCCACAGGTCACGCAGCGATACCTGCAGATCGGAAATACCGCTACAGCTCTGCGCCAGGCGGCGCTCAAGCGCTGACGAACCCGGCGGTAACAGGCTATTCATCCGTGCCACCGTTAATCACGCTCCACACCGTGCAGGAGGCGGCCTGGGTTTTATCCAGCACCACATCATCTTGCGGGGAGGTCAGCTCAACACGCTGCACTCCTTCAACATGCAGGGCGGCATAAATAGCGCTCAGGCGAATGTCATGCCCAAGCCGCGTCTGACTGGCGATATATTTCTGCAGGCTGGATTTGGCCTCTGCCATTACCGGCTCTGCCTCCGGCCCCGGATAAATAAAGATCGTGGCGTCCACGCTGTACGGGATAATTTCAGCGCTGCGCACCGTCAGACGGTCAGCCACCGGGCGCACGCTCTCGCTGTTAAGCGCCTTATCAACCACCGCCAGTAGATCAGCCCCTGCCGTGCCGTCACCCTCACGGCTCAGTACTGTAAGTACCACCTCCGCCGGGGCCGGGCTGGTTGCACTGGCATCCGCCACGCGCCCGTCCGCACTTTTGGCGTGAAACTCATAAGCCGCCGTTGGCCCGGCGACGGACAGCCCTTCAAAGGCTTCCGGGATACGCGGGCGCAGTTCTTCGTCAGACTCGTACACCGCCAGGACAGGTGGCACGGCGCTATCATCGGCTGGTGTCACAATCAGGCGCTTCACGTTGCAGTTGGCAGCGAGCTGTTCCAGATCGTTACCGTTGGAGTAGGCCACCATCACCGCCAGCGCCGCCTCGTTGATGCGCTGGCGCAGAAGGACCTCACGATAGGTGCTCTCCTGCAGCTGTTTGGTAATGGGTTCTGACTCCAGCGCCAGCGTGCGCCGTACAGCGTCCTGCTGGTCCGCCGGATAAAGCGCCACAAAAGACGCCTTGCGCTCAGCCAGCAGGGTTTCAAAGTCCGGCACATCCACAATCTGCGGCGGCGGGAGCTGGGAAAGGTCAATGGCTGCCACGTTGTGCTCCTGTTGCAACGGAAAGGGAAACAGGCGTACCGTCAGTGCGCCGCCCGGTCAGGTCAACGACCATTGAGCCGTCAAAACCGCTGTTGATTGTGATGGCGTCGACGATAAGCCGCGGCTCCCAGCGCATCAGCGCCACATAGACGGCACTCATCATCTGCAGGCGCAGCGCCGGGTTTTGTGGCTGGTCAATCAGTGCGGACAGCAGCGAACCATACTCCCGCCGGGCAATGCGGCAGCCCTGCGGCGTGATCAGAATATCTTTGACGGACTGATTGAGGTGCTCAGTGTCCGTAATGGCCTTGCCCGTGGCGCTGTTCATGCCGTAATACATCGTCATACCGGGTCTCCTGATGTATCGCCGCCGGACTTAACGCCCGTGTGACCGTGTTTATCAACCACGATCCCGTTGGAACTCATCGGGCCGCCGCCCTGGGTCACACCACCGTTGATCACCACCTCGCTGTTAATGCGGGTTGTGTCGGCTTCCACGACAAACTCCCCGGTTTTGAAGGTGACGTTATCCGCCGCCTCGATCACCATGGATTTAATCCCCCGGACATACCAGCGCCCGGTTTCAGGTTCGTACTCAAACCAGCCGCCGTCCGGGTATTCCGTCACACTGCCGTCCTCAGAATTTGACGGCGGCGGAAAATGGTTTGAATAAACTGCAGGCAGGGCAAACGCGGTTTCCAGATTGCCGCCCAGGCTGAACAGCACAACCTGCTCCCCCACGGACGGTTTCCACCAGGTACGCGAGTTGCCCGCACGTAGCGTCAGCCAGTTAATCCAGTTGGTTTCAAGGTCGCCCGTTTTCACCCGGCACAGCCAGTTCTCCCGATCCACTTCCGTTACTGTTCCGGTGCGAATCAGGTTGGTGATAAGGCGCATGATTTCGGTAAGTTGTGCGTTCATAAAAAAAGCCTGACAGATTTTGGCAGGCTTTAGTAATTGAGAGGATTGTGTGCAATCTCACACAAAAGGATAGAACTTATTTTGCCAAGTAATCACCGAGTATCTTTCGATCTATCTTCAGTTCAAATTCACAGAAAGGAGATGAGCCTTGAAGCCCCATTCCTAAACCAGAGGATGTTACTTTATATTTAGCGAATTGACTCAATTTAGTGTCAATCAAACCAAATATTATATCTGCGGCATCCTGTCTCGCATCCGTTTTAATTGTAAACTCACTCGCTGTCGTACTATTCACCAATTGAATTAATTGTATACGGCGCTCGTCATTCACACCGATTAAACGGAGAATCTCACCTATATTTTTGTATACCGTATAATCCTTCTCAAAGGCATTAACTTGCTCAGCAAGATTATCGAAATCAGTTCTTAATTGTCCTTTGCCTCCAACAGCAGCTTGAATTGACTTAAATGCAAACTCCAATGAATGAGATAGGTTTGCTTGAATACCATTCAAATTACAAATAGGTTGAGGGAGCTCTCTAAAAGTCATATCTGAGTGACAAAAAGGAATTGCAGGAATTTCTTGTCCGCCATTTCTCTGACTAATAGCATTTCTAACCCACACCGCCCCTAATTCAAAACTGATCCAACTTCTCCTAACTGACTCCGGGCTAATTAAATAAATAGCCGCAATACAATTCACCAAGCCATTCTCAATAACATTCAAGAAATTCTGGCCAGCTTTAATAGTATTGCCATCCGAGGAAACAAAAACTTCAACGAATCCTGAAAACTCGTTTTCAATGGCGTCCTTAATTATTTTCGCCAACTCTTTTTCTTCTGTTATGTGGGATAAAAAAATCAACTTCTCAGACATGACATCTCCGCTAATATTTTGACAGATAGATAATTTACAAGGAAGCAGGACAAAAAAATAAGAAGAAGATCATGTTAATACAAACTGACTGCATAACCATCACTACAATCTACCCTCATGAGTAGATAGCCATATCAGCAACACATTTCGTGTCAACTTTTCCACCTCTTCGCTGACTCCCAGCAACCGCCTCTCTGCATACCGTACCTCCGGCCCATTACGGCTTACACGATCCCGTAAGCCGTAATGATGCACCCGCGCAATGCGCTGCACCTGCCCGGCAAACTCAACACTGGCAGAGTCACCTGTGGCGGCGGTTTTCAGATATTTTGTGGTGCGGAGTTTGGTGAACATCTGCCGCTTAATCCGGCCCTTTTTCGTCCGGGCCGTTACCCGGCGCGGCTCGTAACCCGTGCCATCAGGATTGCGCTGCAGGCGGATATTATTCTGCTGGTTCCGGCGCAGCTGTTGCGCCAGTTCCCGCATCATGCGCTTGCGCGCTGCTGGCTCCAGATTTGCCAGCAGCGCAGTCAGCCAGGCATCCATTTTCTGCAGCTCATCCACGGCTCACCGTCCACATTTCTTCCGGCACATCCGGCTCCGGCTCCGCCTTAACAGTAGAGGTCCCGCCCTCAGCACTCACCAGAATGCGCTCCGTCAGCTGCAGGTCCAGACTGATATCGCAAATGTCATTGCGCAGAATATCCACTTCAAAGGAAAACAGCTTTTCGCGCAGCTCCGGGTTATTGATGGCATCCGGCTGATTCTCCATCAGCCACAGCAGCACCGGTGCCATCAGCAGGTTTTGATCGCCGCTGAAATCTTCAACCACCACGTTCAGGGTGTAGCGATATTCCCATGACATCGAGCTGGCTCCGGTTGCCACAGTGACCCTTTATCCACAAACAGATGCAGCTTGTCCGGGTTTCCCCGAACATAGGCCACTGACTTATTTAGCGCTGCGCGTAGGGACTGCGGCTTGTTCACTGTCTCGCTCCTGACAGGACACAATGGTGTCCACTTTGTCTGCACAGACCGCCCAGGCGGCCTCCGTTTCATCAAGCAGGGTCAGCAGATCGCCGTTACTGCGCGGCGCTGACCTTTCCAGGCGGCACTGCGTCACCTTTGGACAGCCACTCACGGTAAGCTGCACCTCCGGTGATGGCGGGTCTTTCGCGCAGCCTGACAACATCAGAAGGCAAAAGAGTGTCAGCCCAGCGGCGCAAATCTTCGTTTTCACGTTTAAGCTCCTCGATCCGGTTCTGGCGTTGATGCAGCAGTGAGCGCGTATCTTCTGCCGCCACATAAAGCCGCGTCTGCTCCCGGCTGTTGGTTTCGGTCAGGATGGACAGGCCGATCAGTTGGCTGTTTTTCTTCGTCAATTCCAGGCTTTTGCTTTTCAGCGCAGCATCCTGGGTTTCGATGGTGTGGCTGGCGTTATTGAGCCGCCACGACTGCCAGCCCAGCGCAACCAGGACTAACACCAGCAGCACAGGCAGGGCGCGCATCATGCGCCCGCCCCTTTCAGGCACCAGGCCATTTCCCGCGCGCGGCGATTGTCCAGCCCCTGATTAAACACACCTTTGACATACACCCAGCGCGGCAGCTGACGGCACGCGTCCCCCCATCGTTTTTGGTTGAGCAACTTAACCAGCGTGGAGCTGCACGCATTACCCGTGCCGACGTTGAACGCAAACGACACCACCGCGTCATAGACCTTTTGCGGTATGGTCTGCAGCACGCATTTTTCCAGGGCCCTTTCCACTTTCACTACGTTAGTGATAAGCCCCTGCGCCGCCTGCCGCTCGGTGATACTTCGGCCCGGCATCACGCCGGAGGTATTACCGATGCCATCGGTCCACACACCCGCGCTGCACTGGTACGGTTGCAGGCGGCAGCCCTCGTAATCCGCAATCAGTTTCAGCCCTTCCAGCGAGGTGTGGAGGGTCTGAAAGCCCGGCAGCGTGGCAGCGATTGCCAGCACCGCGCCGACCAGGCAGCGCTTAACGATTGATGGATTCATACGCCTCCCGCGATAGCTTCCCGTCACGCAGCAGCTGGAAAGTTTTGTGTTTGTAGTACCAGTTGATCAGCAGCATCAGCACGCCAATCAACACGCCGCCCACCGTGGAGGTATCCTTGAGAGACATGTCCCCCATCCATGCCAGTACAACGGCGATGCAGTACGTGATAAAGGCGCTGATTCGTTCAAGCGTCATGATTCAGTCCCATAGCTGAACGGTCTGCACGGTGGGCGTTTCCGTTATATCCGGCAGCTCCACCTGCAGCCCGTGAGGTAAAAAGGGACCGTATTCAGCCAGCCCCGGATTTGCCCGCAATACCTGCTCAGTTACACCCTGCGTGCGCCCGTAGTGACGCCAACACAGCGCATCCACGGTGTCATACTGATACGCACGCACTTTCATCAGATAAGCTCCACCGTGCAGTGCGGCGCATCCTGCACCCGGCTGATGGCCCAGCGGGCATCGCGCCACAGGTCGGCGCTGGCCTCCGCCAG